CACCGGGGTTGGCGTCACCGGTTGCCCCGGGGGCGTTGTTAGGCTGGCCGTACATGGCTTCGTTCGCCAGCACGGCAAAGGCCACGGCCTCCTTCGCGTTGCTGTCCAAACCAAGCTGCTCGTTGGTGCTCAGTCCGTTACCGGACGCCAGAAAGCCCGTCAGCAGGCCCAGCACGTCGAACTGCGCCGGTGTGCCGCCGTACAGCTCCTCATCCACGCGGTTCAGGATGAACGCGCCGAGCAGCGTGCCGACGATGATGCCCGCCAGCCGCCGCGAGGCTTCCTTCTTGCCCAGCTTCTCCTCCATCTCGCGCAGCCCCGGCCCGAAGAGATCCTGCGTCACGTGCTCCCAGCTGTTCAGCGCTTCCACCTGGAACAGGTTCACCATCTGCGAAATAAGGTTTTTCGACTGGAATGTCAGCGGCGCCGTGCCCTTCGAGCGTGAGCCCATCATGTCGCGGCCCCAGCGGTCCGCCGCACGCAGGGCGTCTTTCTCGCTCTTGCCCTCGGCGAGCTCCTTGCGGTACTTGCCGCGCACCGCGATCGAGCTGACGAGATAGTCCATCCGCTCAAGCGGCCAGAACAGCGCCGCCGTGAACTTGTCGCCCTTCGTGCTTGTCAGGTAGCGAATGCCGCGTTTCTCCGTCAGAAAGTCGCTCCTGTCGGCGAAGTCGCCCTTCGCCTTTCCGCTCGCGATGTCTCCGATCGCCTCGGCGACGTACTTCGGCCCCAGCTCGCCCGCGATCATCGGCAGCTGTGCCGTCTGGTTCAGCGCCGACGAGAGGTTCCCCGCCACGTTCGCGCGGGCAAACGTGCTCACGAGCTTGCGCCCCACGTTCAGCGACATGCGCCCGACCTCGCGCTCCATGCTGCGGTCGTTGAACAGCTGCTTGCCCGCCAGCTTGTTCGCGTAGTCATCCAGCCACGTGACAAGGTCGCCGTATTTCGTCGTCTGCGTCACGTCATCGAATAGGCTGTCGGTGTACTTCTCCATCGCCTGGTTCATGGCTTGATAGCTCATTTTTGCGCTGCTGTCAATGATGCCATTCGTTTTCAGGAACAGCTCTTTCTCCTCCGCCGTCGCAAATTTCAGGTCTTCCGCCTGCTGGATCTGCGCGCTGATCTCGTCCGGCGCATACTTCTTGCGGAAGTATTTTGACGCTGCGCGCGTGCGCATGATATCGTCCGTGTGATACAGCACATCGCTCAGATAGTCGACGTACTTCTCAAAGCCCTTCTGGATGTCATAGTCCGTGCTCTTGCCGTTTCGGTGCTGGAAGAAGGGATTGTATCGCTTGTTCGGCTTGAATTCCTTCGTCAGGCCCGCAATGCTCGCAGGCAGCTTGCCGACCTCGGCGCCCAGATCAACGCCGATAGCCTTGAGCGCCCGCTCGAGCTTGCCGCTCTCCGCCTCTGGCTGGAAGTGCGGCGCATAGCCCTTGATAAAGCCGATGGGCTCGTACCCGTGCGCTGCAAGAAAGTCGTTGATCGCGGCATAGAACTCGTTGTAGAGCCCGCTGTACTTCGCCGCCGCGTTCTCGACCTTCACGCGGTCGACCTCGCCGCTGTCGAGCTCCTTCTTCGTCTCGAGCCAGTCCGCATAGCGCTGCGCCAGCTCGCGCTCCTCCTTGCCGTGCAGGCCGAATTCCTGCGCCGCGTCTTTCATCTCCGCGCCGTCGAGCAGATTTTCCGCCGCGTGGATGATCTGCTGCTTGATCTCGCTCTTGCCGACCATCTCCTCGACGGCCTTGCCCTCGATGGAGAGCTGCGCCAGCGCCCGCTCGCGCTGCGTCAGCGCCGCCTCTTTGCCGTCCTTGCCCTTGAAGGTGCGCACCTCGTCATGCATTCGGTTGACAAAGCGCTTGCGCTCCTGTTCATTGACGTAGACCGGCTCGAAGATCGCCTCGTTGATCTTCTCCCCGCGCTTCCAACCGAAGATCGCGCGCATGCTGCGCTGCGGCGTGCGGTGGTACAGGGCGAAGCCGCTCTCCGGCGCGATGCCCTTGCCGCTTTTCTCCTTGGTGAATTCGCCGTCAAAGTGCTCGTCGAAGAGGTCTTTCATCTTCTCCTGCAGGTTCTCGTTGATCTCCGCGCGGCGCTGACGGATGAAGTCGGTCGACATAGATTGCTCGGCGCTGTAATAGTCGGCCAGCTCTACCACCTTGCCGCGGTTCATCGTTGCCGGAATGTCTGCTTCATCGTAGAGGCCGGACGCAATGTTCAGCGCGAAATTCTGTTCCTTCGGCGTCGCGCCCAGGCGCTTGATGGCCTTGCGCGTCTCGCGCTGGATCGTCTTCGCCGCCCGGTCGTTCGCGATAAGCTGCTCAACATTGCTGTAATCGCCCGCGCTGTTCTCGATCTTCACGCCCAGCTTTTCGAGCGCTTCCGTGCCCTTGAATTCGTCCTTGCCCTTGTCGCGCAGCCGCTCAGCCTTTTCCGCCGCCTGCTGCGCGCTCCTGCCGGAAAGATAGGCGTCCAGATTCGGGAATTCCTGCATGTTCGGCTTCTTGCTGCGCTCGTCCTTCACGCGCTGCACGGCCTCCTGCACGCTGTGCGGCATCCGCGCCAGCTCCTTGTCCCACTCGCCGCCGTCCTCGTCTTCCGCCGAAAAGCGCACGTTCTTGATGCTGTTGATCTTATCAAGGCGGTCTGCGTCGTCTCCCGCGCGGTACTCCACGACGTTCATGCCCGCATCGCGCATCTCGCTCAAGAGGTCGCCCGGCGCATCATCCGGCGCGACAACGGCAAGCGCTTCATCGAAGCCGACGACGCGCTGCGGCTTGGCCTCAAAATAGCCGACCGGGATCTTCGCGGCGATATCAAATAGCCGCATGATCGCCTTCGCATTCCCGTCCTTGATGGTGTAGCCGTCCTTGGCGAACGACCGCTTGATTGCCGCCGGAGAGTGCTCTCCCTTTGCGGCTTCCGCAAGCACATCTTCCAGAATGTGCCGCTCTTCGTACTCGCTGTCGCTGTGTGCCTTTGTGCTTCGCAGAAGATCGTCCACGACGCGGTCGATCTCGATGTCGAGGTCGCGCAGCCGCTTTTCATGTACGTCGTCGCTCTCTGCGCGCAGTCTCTCTTCGTCCGCGTGGATCGCATCGACACTGTCATACTGCGGTGCCGACGTTGCGGTGAGCGTCCCGCCGGTCAGGCCCCACATGCCCTCTCCGCGGTCGCTCGCGTTGTTCATCGCGCGCACGATGTTTTCCGCCGTGTAGTCCCAGTGCGTCTCTTTGAACGGCTTTCTGCCGTTTTCCGTGTACGGGTCCTTCCCGTTGTAGATGCCCGGCTTTCCGAGCAGCCCGTCCAGCTGCGGTCTCACCCACTGCTGCACGGTCTTTTCTACGTCACCCCAGCTTCCACTTGGCGCGATCATGCTGTACATTTTCGCCGACGTAGCCTCTTTGTCGACCTCGTCGCCGCTCGTGCCGTTCTGCTCGATATAAGTCTCGGCGTTTCGGATAAATTTTTCGATGCGCCAGTCTTCCAGCCTGTTTTTCTGCACGGCGATGAGCTTGTCCCTATTTTCTGCTCTCCGCTCAAGCAGCCGCGCGTTTCGCTTCGCCCAGTCGCCAACGATGACCTCGCGCGCAGCGTTCAGCGCGCTTTCGTCAAGGCTGCCGCCCGTCTCCATCTCTGCGTAAAGCCGCGCCACTTCCTGCATGCCCACGCGGTCGATATACTGGCGCAACACGTCGTTGCCCAGGCTGTCGAACTTCTTTTCCTTGTAGACGGGCTTGAGCGATTTGCCCTTGCTCTGCAAGTATGCCGCCTGCACGGCCGGGTATTTCGCAAGGCGCTCGGCGATGTCATCAAGGCTCAATTCAGTCTCTTCGTTCACGCCCGCCGCGCCGATGACGCTGCTGTTTCGGAACGCGCCGCCTGCAAACTCGCTCGACAGTCTGTCAATCTCGCGCTCGAGTGCTCTCGCCCTGCTCTGGTTGACCTCGTATTCCACGCGCGCGTTGCTGCGCGTCGGCGTCCAGGCGTCCCCGCCGTAGACCTTATTCTTACCGCTTCTCTGCGGGTCGATGGTCTCGCGCGGGAAGACAGCGGAATACTCGCCATAGTTGGTGTGGCCGTCTTTTGCCTTGACAATGGCGATAGAGGGCGCGGGCCATGCGCCGATGTCCAGCGTGCGGCGCAGCTTCTCCTCGGTCATGTTGTGCATGGCAATGAGCGTCTTCGTTTCCTCGACCGGCTCGTCCAATGAAAAGCGCGTCTTCGGCTTGACGTGCCCGCCGTCATCTGATACATTGTCATCTAAGCGGTAGTCTTTCGGGCGCTCGGCCTTGTAGCCAAACTCGCCCGGAAGGCTTTCTGCCTCTGTACCCATAATCTGCCTGCGGATTTCATCGCCCAGCGTCGGTGACTTGACATCGCCCTTGCTCTGTGATAGAATTGCGTCCGTAAGGTCAGCAGCGTATGCCACCGGCTCGGGATATTGTTTCCCGACATCTCGGAGTAACGCCGCGGCCTTTTTTTCATCTCCGGCGATAATTTTGCTGTCCCTTGCTCGCAGATCGAGCCAGTTTGCAAAATTCTCTCGTCCGTAAATGCTCTTGATCTCGTAAGCATCTATACCGTCTACACTGCCGTTTGGATTTACCGCAATCAGCAGTGGGGCGGTATTATTCTTTTCTGTTTTTACTGTAATACCCGGAATGATCGAAATTCTCCCGTCGCCTTGCACGATGAGCGCAGGCGACTTAATAAGCTCCGGCAGCTTGCGAATAACGCTTTCGCTGATTCCGTGCGCAGAATTGCTTGGATTGTTGCCCGCAATTCTCGTTGACTTTCGCAGATTGCTTTTCAGCATGAAGAAAGGTTTTCCGCCAATTCCAAGCGCGCTCAGCGAATTATCGGCATCCGCTATATAGATGTCATCGCTGCGCCCGACGGTCTTTGAATCGCCGCTGTAAAATGCGTCGATCTGTTTCTGGTATGGGATGTCTTTCGTGTTCCGGATGCTGTAGCTCTCCCCGCCATCCGCAAATACAGTATTCTCGTCGCCGGTGTCCGGCTTGCGGTCTCTGCGTTCCTCCGCCGTCAGGCCGCGCCGCGCCGCAGCGTCCCGCGCCTCGATCTCTCCCGCCGTGTCGCGGTAGAGATCCCCCGGCAGTCTGCTGTCCCTCGCGTTTCTGTCGATGCTGTCGCGCAGGCTGAAATAATCCCACACGCGGTCACCGTATTTCTCTTCCAGTTGGTCGCGTCTCTCGTCAAAGCGCACCCATTCCGGTGGATCAGGCTCAACCTGCTCCCATGTGTTCGGGTCGATCTTCCCGCGCGGCACCGTCGGCGCCATGGCGTTCAGTTCTTCCATGCTGCGCATAAACTCGGGATCGTCCGCTTTCATCTGCTCGTACCGCTCGCGCAGCTGCGCCCCCTCGCGTCTTGCTTTCGCAGTCCTGCCGTCGTAGCCCTCTTCGAGCTTCCTGTTCCAGTATTGCGGATTTGACCCGGGGGTGAAGCCCTCCCTGCTTTGAATTGCGTGCTGCACCTCGTGGGTAAGGGAATTCAGCAATGCCTCCGGTCTGTTTTTCAGGTCGCGGCTCAGCTCAATGCTGTCGAACCTGCGGTTATACCCGCCGTTCTGCCCGCGCTCAAGCGTCTGGAACGTTACGCCGATGTCAGCAAGATTGGGATAGGCTGCAAACAGCTCCGGCGCATCCACCAGCTTGCCCAGCGTGGTGTAGTTGGGGATGGATTTCGCAGCCTCTTTTATTGTCTCCAATGTGAGCGCCCACTTCTCAAAATCGCCGCCGAATTCGCCGGTCAGTTTCTCGTATAGCGCCTCGTCGGCCTCGCCGCGTTCTGCGCTTCTCTGGTAGTCTGCAAGGTCTCTCCTCTGCTCGTCTGTCAGCTTGCGGTCGGTCAGCTTGTCCCATGCATGGTTTTTCTCCCGCAGCTCCGTGTCATAGTCATATAGCCCCGATTCAAAGCGCAGCTTCATTCCGCTGTCGTTCACCTCGGAACGCCACTTTCCGTCCGCGCCGCGGAACCAGCCCGTTTTCTGCCGGATGGTCTCGGCGTCCACGTTCTTCATCTCGTAGCGCTCAGCCTCGTGCAGCGCGTCAAGGTTCGCGTTTTCGGCGTTGCGCCCCGCGTAGGAATACTTCTCGGGCGGTCCTCTGCTCTTCACCTCGTCGACCGCGCGCAGCGTCAGGCCTTCCGGCTCGCTCGCCGGATGTTCCGCCGCTTCCGCCGCGCGTTCGATCGCGCTGACCGCCTGCTCGTGGTAGCGGCTCGCCCTCTGGCCGTAGCTGTCGATGCCCGCGTAGGCGTCCTCCATGATCTCTTCCCATACGTAGAGCTCGCGCTCTTCCGCCGTCATGCCGACATAGCCGTTCGTCAGCGGCTCATAGCAGCGCTCATAGACTTCGTAGATGCCGCGCCAGTCCGCGCCACCGCGCACTGTCTCCATGAAGGCGCGCACATTTTCTTCTTCCGTGATGAGGTGCCCGACCTCGTGCTTGCCGATCTCCGACGCCGTGCGCTTCTCGCCGTCCACGCGCAGCACCATTTCGCCGCTCTCGCGGTTGATGATGCCGCGCACGCCGACGGGCCCGTTCTCGGTCTCGACCTGCAAAAGGCCCGTCACCATCGTCACGCGCTTCACACCCTTGCCGCGCGCCCAGTCCGAAAAGCCGCGCAGCTCATCGTCCCAACTCTCCTCCGGCAGCACGTGCAGCGTCTCGTCGCTCGTGCCGCCCTGCACGCCCAGTGCCGCCGCACTCGTGAGCGGCTGCTCCCACGCGATCTCTCGGCGCCGCTGCGTCAGCTCTCGGTTTCTGCGCCGTCCTTCCGCTGTCGTGCTGCGTAATTCGCCAGCTCCTCCGGCCCCAGGCTCAGAAGGTCGCCGTCCTCCGTCTCCACCGTGTAGATCGTTTTCCGCTGCCACGGCATCGGCACGCTGCCCGGTGCCTTCGGCAGGCTCAGGCCCTCCGGCATTTTCTTCCTGTCGTCCATAGATTCCTCCGTTCTGCCCCTCCGGCATGTCATAGATCGGGAGCTCTTCGTGCGTCCGCTCGCTCATGTCCGCGCCGGGGATGGCCTTCTTTGCTGCAATATATGCTTCGTTCGGCGCGATGCGCTGTCCGTGGATATCAGTATAGCCGTTTGTCAGCATGTCGTCCAGCAGCAGCTCCACGCGCTTCGCCGCCGCGAAGTTTTCCTGCCCGTGGTTATGGATGATCGCGTCAAGCGAGCGGTCAATGTCGTCGTAGCGCACGCCCTCGTCATCCAGCAGCCGCGCGATGCGCTCGCTCACGCCGCGCTTGGTGCGGATGTATTCGTCGTCGCCTGCCTCGCGGCTCGTCCGGCGGATGAGCTCGCCGCCCTTTTGCGCAAAGCTCATTTCCTCCTGCAAGACTGCCGCGGCGTCCGCGTAATAGCTGTGCAGCTCTGGGTGGTCGAACTGGAAGGCGTTCACGCTCCGCTCGCCCACGCTCGCGCTGTCGCGCCGGTCGATGTGCTGATCCTCATTCACGCGATAGATATTCTCTTTCGCGTCCACGGCCAGCGTGCCGTCTTTCAATCCGTTTTCAACCTTCTGCGCGTTCTGCTCGTTGCTGTACTCAAGAAGATTCACGCGCTTGCCCGCGTCCAGGGCGTCCGCTTTGCCCTCTGCTGCGCCCTGTGCGGCATTCGGCTGTGTGGGCGTCAAATTACCACCACCCGTGCCCTGCGCGCTCTCAGACGTCGGCGCAGGCTGTGCGGGCATGGTGTTCTGCTGCCCGACGGTTGGCGCGGGTGCCGGTTCGGTGTTCTGCATCACCGCCGCGGCGCCCGGCGCGCGCGGAGAGATCGGCGCTGTCGGCGCGTTCTCCTGCATGGCGCTCATGCCGCCGCCCGTCTGTACGGGCGCGATGCCCCCGCCGACCGGCGTGACCGGCGCAAGACCGGATGCGCCCGTGCCGATGCCGCCCGCACTCGCGTTCGTGTAGGGGAGCATTTCGCCGTAGATGCTCAGCAGGAATTCCCGCATCGCGTCGACTTCCTTCTGCGCGCCCACCACTTGCAGGTCGTCCAGCGTATAGCGCATCTTGTCCACGGCGTCCATGACGGACTGTGCGCCCGCCGCCTTCTGCTCCGCCGTCGCGCGCGGGTCCTCGATGATCCGCTTGGCGTAGTCGTAGCGCTCCTTGGCCGCGTCGTTCAGCTCGTTCATGTATTTCTTGTTGCGCCCCGTGATAGCGGCGGCGTTGATGGCGCTCGAGATCGCGCCGAAGGCAAAGGCCGTCAGCGCCGTCTCGCCGATGGCTTTCCAGTCCGGCGTGTAGTCTTCGTCGGTC